GCTTGGGTGCTGGAGGCTGAGGCATGGGAGGTTTTGGTGCGGGAGGTTTTGGTGCGGGAGGCTTGGGAGCGGGAGGCTTGGGGACTGGACCGAGAGAACTTACACATTCTTTGGAAGATGCACATTGTTTCTCCCCCTGGTCGTCATCCCAGTTGCGTCCGGTATCAAACATACCGTCTGGGCATTTCCATTCTTTTCCTGCAGATTGTCTCGGAGCATATTTGCATTCTTTCTTCTTAAAGAAGGTCGTGTAGATGAAATAGATCGCGATGATGGCAATGACCACAAGCGCTAGGATGATGAATATCTTCATCTTTCCAAACCCAGCCGCGACGCCAACGGAGCCTTTTCCCATTCCAACGGCAGTCGTTAGACTACCGAGTGCGAATGCCTTGGCTGACGATGCAATATTTTCTCCAGTCACACCGCCAATAGACATCCCTGGTGAGGGAGCAGGTGTGTTTGGTGTGTTTCCGAAGTTGTCTCCCCCGAAATTATTACCAAAGTTGTCATTTCCAAAGTTATTGCCGAAATTATCACCCCCGAAGTTATCTCCCCCTAAATTATTACCGAAGTTGTCATTTCCAAAGTTGTTGCCGAAGTTGTTGCCAAATTCATTCAATGTTTTTTCCGCTGCCATCTCAATACTAATAATATTATTATTTATTTTGTTTTTGTTCCTTTTTAGAATACGCTTGGCACACTGGGTATTGAAACCGAGGGAGTGGGGGGGGGGGTGGGGCGCGTGGTTTGGATCTTTCTTCGTCCATGCTATACACTTTCAAAATAAAATTGTCATTTGACCCTGGTAAGAATATCAACGGTATTATCATAAATACGAAGTTTCGGTGTCTATTGTATCAAATTATTACAATGAACACAATGTTCTATGCAATTCTATTTTCAATGATGGCATTCGCAACCGCGGATATAATTACCATCAAAAACAATTGTAATGTGAACTTCGACATCCACGACATATATGGTCCGTCCGGAACAGGAATTCTATGTTATCCTATGACAAAACTAGCAGTTGGTAAACAGATTACGTTAAATAATTTCTATCCTGATGAGGATGTTATTCTTACCAGAGCGTCCGCGAATTTGACTTCTAAAAGTTTTAACTATGTTGGCACACTCAAGAATATAATGCGGAATGAGGAAGACATCAATGGTGTGTGTACAAAAATTCTTAAAGGAGGAGAGATCCAAGTGTACACAGTCAAGCCCGGAGTTTCTCATCTGTCTCTGTGTGCCATCAAGCCCAAGCAAAACACAATCATAAACAAATGTTCTAACAAATTTGAGTTCGCCCAGGTCAGGGTCAACCCCAGGATTAACGTGCTGTGCTCTTCAAGTCTCATCATCCCCGGAGGTAAACAACTATCATACACCCCCACCAACACACCGAGTTATGTGATCATAAAGACTACGTCTACCAAGGACACCCCAAATTTCAAATACATGGGAACTCTCCAAGATTTGATCGATCTCGAAGGCGATGCTGATGGGAAGTGCAAGAAGTTGGTGAAGTCTGGGTACAATGCCGTATACGAGCCAATTCGTGCTAAAATGACTCTTTGCGGGCGGTAAATATATATGCGAAAACTTTGTGATGTAAGAGGAATACTTTCTCTTTCTTAAACTTTTTTAAAAACTCCAAAATAAGATTGTCATTTGACCCTGGTGAATTAAGAAAGAAGTGTCATTTGTCATTTCTCAGAATGTGCATAAATATGGAGTTTTAATCTATAAAAAAATTATTCTTACCATCGGGTTTTGCATATTTTAGATCAAATCCTCTGTATAAAGCGTGCAATCCACTAGGAGCACCAATAGGTAATGACTTAAAATTTTTAATTAAAAGAGAATTTGCTTCTCTCGCTCGTTGGCGTTTCCAGGCATCGCCAACTGTACCACCTTCCTTGAGAGTCCTAACATTTTCGAATGTTTTGCCTGAATATTTTGCGTAGCCGCTCCCTGGCTTATGCTTAGCACTCATCTGTGTTATAATAAAGAAATTATATTATTGGATATGTCCATGGGCTGGACTACATACTCTGATACAGAAATGCAACAGTATGAACAGATCTTGGGCGAAATGTTTAATTGCAAGAATTCAAAGAAGTTTGAAAACCTGTGTATGATGGCAGTTAACATGATACATCATAATAAAACCCTTGCATACCTACGAGTAAGCATAGGAGATTATCAATCGGAATATTATGAATGGATGGATATTTTTTCAATAGTTCTTCTTAAGAACAAAGAATTAATCCAGTTTCTGAAAAATAATGATATCGTGTATCACCCATCTAGAAGTTACCCACCTCCAGTCTTTAAACCTCTTTTAGACAGAGATACCGACCGTGTAGATTTCTTGGTACGTAATGGTGTAGAAATAATAGGACCGCAACGTCGTGTATACTATTATTTGGATGATGGTGGGAACGCCGTAGACATTTTGGATAAACTGATAACAGACGGTAATACTACGGCAATTAAATACATATACAAAAACGTCCCCTTGGAAAATATTGTAAGTGATGAAACCAGAATAAATGCAGACCTGTTTCAATACATATATGACAAAATACTACCATATTGACACATCGTTAATTTAAACATGTACATTGTAAATATACAAAAATATGTCAACACTTAAATATTATTTCGAAAACGGAACTCACGCTGTATTCGATAAATATACGATAGATACAACCGGCATCATCTTCAATAAGAAGACTGGGAAAATAGTGAGTTATTTTAAGTCAGGAAAATATAACAGATGTGGGTTGACAGACAATGATGGGAAAAAACGTAAAATAAGAGTTGCTCGCGCAATTGCGTCTACCTTTATAGGACCACCGCCAACTCCGGCACATACCGCAGATCACATTGATCGAAACCCAGACAATGACACGCTCCATAATATTCGTTGGATTTGCAAAAAAGGGCAAATAAATAACCAACAGCGTCCTGAAAACTATAAATCTGCATTCATAATAATAAAGGATGGTGATGAGAAAACCGTTCAAGAGTGGGTCGACCATTTTATCAAACAAAAAAATGCGTTTGGCCGCGGGTATACTACAAGCACGATTAAACACTATGCTGAAAGAAAACAACATGGATTCGCGTATAAGGAGTATCCGGATCTCCCTGATGAAATGTGGAAGCAAGTGAAAAACTCGTCAAATAACAGAGGTCATTGGGAAATATCAAACATGAGTCGCATTAAGTATATCACGAAGCACGCGGAAAACGTGTTGTATGGCACCCGTCTCAGGCTAGATAATGGATATCCGACGGTATATATCAATGGAAAGCATCACGGGTGTCACATTCTGGCATTCAAGACGTTCTTTCCTGATGATTATGCCGCGATGAAAACGAATGAGATAATACTCCACGAGGCTGATGACAGGCTAGACTTCCGTCCACACAACCTTCGGATTGGTACAGCATCAGATAATACCACCGATGCTCATAATAACGGACGTTACATTGGTAAACAAAATGCATGTGCAAAGTGTTCTTCGTATATCAACGGTATATTCGAGAAGGAACACGATAGCCAACGAGCTGCCGCGAGATATTTGAAATCAGCAGGGTTTGAGAAAGCGACTGACAGTAAAATTTATCAGGCGATAAATGCATTCCGGAGTGGAGAAATTATCACACGTTATGGGCGTACGTGGAGACCTTCGTGAATTATTGTAAAATCATTCCGTCGGAGGTGGACTGACGAGGAACTTTTGGAAGACCAAGTCCTTCGTCTTATGATATTTCTCAGGAACACCTTTTAGAGATGGCTCCCATACGATTGGTTTAGAGATCCAATTGCCCAAATAAGGTTTGATAAACCTCATGATTTCGTTGGAGTTCATATCCTCTGGGAATATAGGACCAAGATTGGGTTTTGTAAGCATCGTAATGATACCAGCAAGCACCGCAGGGGATACTTGGACAACGGTAGCGTTCTGATGAGGAATCAGCTTCCTAGACTGTTCGATACTCAGGTCACTGCCCGTCCAAAATTTCCCATACTTAGGGCTCATAAAAAAGCACCCCAGCGTATCGTTGCCCGAAATTACATCATCCTTAATGACTCTCTCGTTTGTAAGATGATCTTTACATCCATTAGCTTGGTATTCTACAAGACTTGCTATAGCCACGTCTGGCAACATATATGCATAGTGCACGGTTGGTCTGTACACGGACTTCCCACCCTTCTTCACGGTCAAGAAGTAAGATATACTATTGGCTTCTTCGTGGGGGATGACCATTCCAAGCACCTCGGAGCCAGGGACATACGATTTCACAGTCGTATTCATTGCCATACTGTTCGGTATATACACTTCGTTTCCAGGACCCTTTGCAAACTTCTTGACATATTGTGTCATATTTTCGTGCGTTCCCCAACCAAGTTCCGCCGGGAGTGCCGATTCTTCGATAAGACCTGTGGGGGACCACGTGCATAAAAATTCGCCCACCTTCTTCGGTTCCCGCGTGATTTGTGTATCGCGCTCGCTGATATGGATCACCTGGATGTTCAACTTTTGGGCGACTTTGTTATACTCCCCCTTTTCTAAGTAAGCCGCGGCCTTCTTCAAATCAGAGTCTCCAGAATTCTTCTTGAGTAGATACGCCACCCAGTCCTGCAGACCTATTTTCATCGCGTGGCTCACCCACCCAGGGTTTGCTCCGTGGCCCACGACCGCGGTGGCACCTTTGTTTCCCCACTCCACACCCATCTTCCTAACTGCGTGCTGGTGGCGGTATAGCGTGTCACATTCTTTCGTCTTGAGTTGGCAATCACTTACACCGTACCATTGTTCGATGGCCGTGTTGGTAAAATGAATGCCTTTCTCGTGGCAAAGCTCGAGCATGTCCGGCGTAGAGATGTACCACGCCAGGTCCACGAAAACATCTCCGGCGCTAAGGTTCTTGTTTACGACATCCTTGTAGTTATTCTTGGTGATCTCCATATTCACAAACTTAATCGTAGGATACTGATTGGCAAGTGCGTCAACGCGGGCTTTGATCTTGTCGCAAATGATTACATTCCCCGGGGCAAACTTAAAATGCCTCACATATAGCGCTGGCATACTGCTTCCAACCCCTCCACAACCTACCTGAAAGATCTTCTTGTTCCCGATGTCCACTGAAAAATTCAAGTTGTTCTTGTTCGAGTTTGAATTAGAAGTCTTGTTTTTGCTTACAATCTTGTTGGGTTTTTTGTTCATCTGTTTACTCGCCGCAGCCGCAATCATTATCTATATGATAACATTATTTTTAAAATATAACATACACAAATATATATGCACGCAACGCGATAGGTCAAGCGACACTAAAAAGCTTTGTAAATCTTGGTGATACGGCTCGGGGTCAGAAGCTCCTTGACAAAAACTAAGAAGGCGGGTATCTTGGAATCTCTGTCCAACAAGAAATTCTTCATTTGAATTGCAAGACGAATAAAGATCAAAAACGCGACCGCGAGAGTAAGTTTCATACCGGCTGTTCCTTTCTTTATGAAACCGGTGATCAATGCGATGAACAACGAAAACACGATGATAATTTGATTCTCTAAATCTAACCCGTACATGAACAACCTTCCGGCCGAGACCAATACGTTTCTGTATTGAACCGCGATGAGTATCAAAGAAACATATGACACCCACTTGATCACGTTTATAATGAGCGAAGCATTGTCGTGATTCACCACGGCTAAAATGACGAAACTGAGGATGATATATTGAATTACCATGTTTACTATGCTGACTATACGGTCAATCTCTGAAGCTCTACAATCCGAATTGTTTACGTCGTCTAATTTGACAGCCGCGGAAATCTTGGCCGCCATGATGTCAACACCGACGTCTAATTTTTTATTAGTCTCTGAATCTAGGACCTTTGTGATTGAGCACGACATGATTTTATATTATATACATAATATAATAATGGAAACTATTAATTGCAGCAATCGCCAGATAGTGTATGGCATACTCGCAGTTTTGATAGGGTTCTTCGCGAATTGGTTCGGAAACATAAAAATGAAGACGTACGAGAAAGAAAGAGTATTTAGAAATTTTTACACTACGGCATTTGACAATGTTAATAATATAGAGGTGTATAAATATTTGTCTATTACGTCATTCGTTATCGGAACGCTAAGCATTGGATATGGCGTTGTGTCGGTGTTGTTGAGAAACAATCCCCATTTCTGTGCGCTCATGTCGTCTTAGTCGGTTCCGAAAATATCCCTAGTAAATAGCTTCTTGCCAAAGAGATTACGATGCTCGATGGGAACACGGTTTGCAATAATGAGATCACACTCTGTTGTGAAACGTCCGAGATCATTATCAACGGTGTAATCCTGGTATTTGTCCACAGATGGTTCGTAAATCACGATGTCAAATCCACGCGCCTTCAGCTGCGCCATGATATCCAGGATCGCAGCATCCCTGAAGTTATCGGACCCGGACTTCATCGAAAGACGATATACACCGATCGTCTTCGGCTTCTTGACGGCTACAGCGTCAATGATAGCCTGTTTGCGGACCAGATTAGACTCGACGACAGCACTAATCAAACGCTGGGGCACGTCTGCACAGTTTGCAAGAAGTTGTTTCGAATCTTTCGGGAAGCAGTAACCGCCATACCCAAACCCGGGATTGCAGTATCCCTTGCCAATACGAGGCTCGAGCATTACACCCTCGATAATATCAGCCGAGTTCAGGTGATACTTCAGGGCGAATGTATCGAGCTCGTTGAAATAAGAAACCCGCATCGCCAGATAGGTATTCGCAAACAGCTTGACGCTCTCTGCCTCTCTTGTTCCCATATATAGTACGGGAACATCTGGAACGCGAGATGCGGATGCCAGAAGCGTTCCAAAATCAGAATACAGTGACTTGGGAGAATTATCCCCAATGATGATTCGCGACGGATATAAATTATCGTGAAGAGCCCGGCCTTCGCGGAGGAATTCTGGTGAAAAAACGATATTATCGGTAACATATTTTTTGCGCATTGAATCTACAAACCCAATAGGAATAGTAGATTTGATCACGATGAGCGCAGTAGGACACGCGTGATTGGCGTCTTTGATGACACTTTCGACCGTCTTTGTGTTGAAATATCCAGACGCTTCGTCGTAATCAGTAGGAGTCGCCACGACGATGAAATGTGGGTTCTTGTAAGCGACGGTTTTGTCGGTGGTTGCAAGGATCTTGACATCGGGGTCTGCGAGGAACTCGTCAATTTCCTTGTCCTCGATAGGACTCTTGCGAGAATTCATCTTGTCAACTCGATCCTGAGAAATGTCGATAACGGTTACATTGTGATACTTGGCGAGAAGAGCAGCCATGGCACTGCCAACGTAACCGGAACCAACGACAGTGATGTTCTTGGAGGAAGACATTTTTTTGATGTTATGTGTATGTGGTGAGAGTATTAAATTACATTGTGTGTCAATATGATTAAAATGACAATTACAAGAATCCGTTGGTCTTGTTTTCTAATGTGATTTTATCGAGCGCTTTTTCTGTGTGACTTTCTATTCTCTGTTGAATTGTCTTCACGTTCGTCGGAACCTCGTGATGAAAAGCTACGGAATCAGTAGCCCTGAGTTTTACAGCATCTTGTATCGACATCTTCGTTCGTTTTGTTCCGCGGTCCATCTCTAAAAAATCAGTCGCGCTGGTTGTAGGCGGTCGTAAACACAATGCATCTACCGCTTCGTGTGTATACGTTCGCACGGCTTTCTTTTTTCCCATTATCCGTTCGGTTCCGTCGGGAAGTTTTTCTATTATCTTTTTGTTTCTCTCGATAAGAGCACCTGGTAGTTCCTTGGCGCCTCGTGTGAACATAAGCAATTTACCGGGCATTGCTGCTACCTGTTCGGGCGTTCGAAAACCCAACCGTTCCATGCTCTCGAGATACTCCACGAAGTCTTCTTTCGTAGTTCGTTCGGGAAGCACCAAGGTGATGTTCACATTATTGTTGACAGTGCTATTGTCAACATTCGTGGTATTATGGTCACCATTGACGGCTACACCAGTTCCAGCAACAGCGCCGGCGCCAGAAGCAGCTGCACCTCCTTTATTGTCATAATCTTCCTTTGACACAAACTCTTTCACTTCATTTATCATTTCATGACCACAGGCGACTTTTTTATGTTTACTGGCATTTCCGGCATGAGTTGACACGTAACCACAACCGCACGAATACACTTGAAACTTATGTATCTTTACATTCATTTTTTTATATATCCTCAATATTTATTAAGTTATTCAAAAAAAATATTGAAGTAGAAATACTTTTGGTAGAAATACTTTTTATTTTTTGTTTAAATATTTATTTTTTATTTCTTACAGAAATTATATACATGTATTAAGTTTTCAAAAGGTCTCTTGGTTGAAGTTTCTTCAAAAAAAAATGAAGTAGCCTGTAGTTGGTATCATACTTTTTATTTTTTGTTTAAATATTTATTTTTTATTTCTTACAGAATTTATATACATGTATTAAGTTTTCAAAAGGTCTCTTGGTTGAAGTTTCTTCAAAAAAAATGAAGTAGCCTGTAGTTGGTATAGGCTACTTTTGTTTATTTGTCTGAATGGTTTTACATGTTCGTGTGATAGAAACGGAAGGTTGCTGTGGTATTCGCGATGGTCATATGCAGCCTCAGGTTCTTGTTGATTTCAAACCGGGTGTCTTGGGGAGCCCGGGTGAACAGCTCCATGAGCGAACAGAACATCTTGTTGCTCATCTTTTCTGCCGGAAATAGCTTCTTCAGGCACAATTTCCAGAAATAATCACCCATCTTCAGATACGATACATCCAAACTGCCTGTGTTATTCTTGAATTTATCAGCAACCATTGCCACGCTCATCTCAACCACGTTGTGCATTTGAGACATTGTATCCTTGGCATGAAACAGCCCGGGGATGAATAGATTGTTCCACGAATCCAGCACAGGGACCACCCT